AAATGTATTAAACTCACAACAAAGAGTACAAGCTATATTCAATGACCAAGCAGCAGTAAACTCATCAAGACAGTTTAACGCTCGTAATGAACAACAGAATGATCAGTTCTTTGCATCTATGTTTAATGAGACAAGTAAGTTTAATGCACAACAACAGAATGCGATAGCACAGTTTAATGCTGGTCAGACAAATACTATGGAACAGTTTAATGCTACACTAGAAAATCAAAGAGAGCAATTTAATACTAAGAATAGTATTCTCATAGATCAGTCTAATACTGTATGGCGTAGACAGATAAACACACAAAACACTGCTTTACAGAATGCAGCTAACCAGATGAATGTTATGAATAGATTTAACATGAGTCAGACTGCACTAAACAATATGTGGCAACAGTTTAGAGATAATGAGTTTTGGGCTAGAACTACCTCTAGAGATAATGATCAGTTTGCTAAAAAACTTACATACGCTTCATTTATATATAATAAACAAGCTGATCAAAGTTTTATAGATACTTTAGGATCTTTTGGTTTTGACTTTGCTTCTAAGTTAGGTCAGAGCTTCTTTAAAAGCGGAACAGGTCAAGAAATAACTTCAGGTATTTCTGATGTTTTTGATACTATTACTGGCGGTGGTGGTGGTGGTTTTGATACTACTATAATTCCTGATTCAGCAGGTGATATAGCTGGAGATACTGCTGCTGATTTATCAGATTTTAATATTCTTACATAAGGTCAAAATAAATGTTTACACTTGGAACAGCAGTAAATATAGGATTTAAAGCATTAGGAATGCTTGGAAAAAAAGGTAAGGGTTCTAAGAGGGAGACTCCACTACAAGCGGCTGCTAGAGGGCTAGCAACTTCAGGATTTCAAACATCATCTCTTGGAACTCCAGGCAGACCAGATACAGGCGGTGTAAAAAAACCTAGAGGGTCTGCTGAGATGTATGATTACTATAGAATGGTTGCAACAGCTAAACTCGTAGCAGATAGATTAGATCCAGAGTCAGGTACAAAAGTAGGTAAACTTGGAGCCATAAAAGAAAGTTCAATAGGTTAGGAGGAGATATGTCTATATCAGATCAATTTTTAGGGGATGGTCCAATTCCAGGAGCTTCTTTTACAGAAGAATTAGGAACTGCTCCTTGGCAAAAACCACCAAGGATAACATCTCCAACAGAGGCATTTACTGAATTTCTAAGAGTTTTAGATACAGATAATAACTATGATATGCTAGTATTTTGCATGGAAGAGGGTTTACCTATTGAAGGTCTTGCAAGCACAATAGTTAATAATATGGTTGCTGGTGGTACGATCACCTATGATGTTGCATTGCTTATGACACCAGAAGTTAGTAGAGTTATAAAAGCAATAGGAGACAATGCAGAGGTAGATTATGTAGAAAGAATACCTAGACAGGTTGATACAGAATTAGTCGAAATGCAATTAGAAAGAATAAAAAGAGATAAGGGTAAGGAACCAGAACCAGAGCCAGAAGAAAAAGAAGAAGAAGAGAAAGAACCTGAAGATAAAGAAAAACCCAAAAGAAAAGGTTTAATGGGGGCTTAATATGGCATCATTTTTTAAAAGAGTACTTACATCTGCATTAGAACGTAGGGAAGAGGTAAGAGATATCGAACTCGCTAGACAGGAAAAGGCTGTAGAGGTCGGTGTAGATAGACTTAAAAAAGCAGAACAAAATAGAATAAAAAAGTTAGATGTAATTAAAAAGGGTACGAGAGCAGCTTTACCTATAGTTGATGCTGTAAAAGCTCAAAAGGGTATTGATGTAAGTCCTGAACTTGCTTTGGCTACACTTTCCGCATCAGGTAATGATGCAGAACTAGCTATGAAAGTTTTATTAAGTAAAGGTTCACAATTAAATCAAGTAAAAACTGACGCATCTAAAGCTGAAAAACAAACAGAAGAGTTATTATCTCAACCTACAACAATGCCAGCTAGTGTTCAAGCTGGTCAAGAAGCAGGTCAGATGGCAGTACAGGCAACTAGAGCAGGTGAGTCAAAAGTAGGTGATATGTTTGTAAACGCTTTATTTGGAGCATTAACAGGACAACCTAATAGAAGCACTAGAGATATAATAAAAGAAAGATATGTTTCATTGTTTCCTGACGCTATGGAAGGTGAAAAGAATTACGAACAAGCAACAGCGTATTTATCTAAAGTTATAAGTGGTGAAGAAACTGATGACGATATGCCTACGTTAGAAGGTGAAGAGGCAGGAATTATCTTACCAGAAATAAGCAGAGAAAAAGATAGAGAACCTTTTATGAATAAATTACCTACTGCTGTTCTTCGTGCATTAAAAGACGATTATAAAGAATCTGATCTACTTCGTATGAACTTTGCTAATAAATTTATTCCTGGTCAAAGCATAGCAGATAGGAGGTCGATTATTCTTAGTATGAAAGACGAAACTACTAGAAAACAGGCATTAGAGGCGTTAGAAGAAGTATCTAACAAAAGAATAGCTATAGAAGAAAGAGCAAGAGATCTTTTTAATTCTGGATTATTGCCACTAGGAGTTACAGCTTTTGAGGCTGTACAAGAAGCAAAAAGACAAATAGATAATGGTTTAGACATAAGAGGTGTGGCTATACCTGCTAATGAAGAAAATCCAAATGCTCGATTTACACGTAAAAATATGAGACTTACACTGACAAGTAAAAAAACTATAAGAGAAAATGATGCTAAAGCGAATACTCAAAACTTATTAAGCATTGAAGATCCTGCTAAATTATTACAATGGGCTAGAAAGAATCTTAAAAGAGCAAATGTAGAAAAGGATTTTGAAGGTCTTAAAATACGAAAGAGTCAAGGTAAGTTTATTGCTACAAGAGAAGATGGTAAACAATTTTCATTAAAACAAGAAGGTGTAGGTGGAGGACTAAGAGGTTTAGTTGTTGATAAAGAATTGGGTGCAGAATGAGTGAAAGAACTGAAACTGACTTCAACGATTTAAATACTAGAAATAGTTTAGTCAACAATACTGTTTTTGTAAATAAAGCACAAAATGTACTAACAGAAGTATTTGGTGATGAAGAGCTATATGAAACTGATGAAGATGTTATTGATGCGTTTTATCAGAAGTTTCGTGGCGTTGATGTTAATACTATTGATTCTATGAGACTATATAATAAAATCGGTAACATAGATGATACTGTAAAACAGGATCTAAAAGAAGTTTATGAAGTGTATAGAGCTTTACCTAGCTTTTGGGAAGATGATACTGCTAGTGCAGGACAAGCATTTATAGATTATGCTTTAGGTATATTTAGTGATCCTTTAACATATGCATCTGTAATTGGTGGTTCTGGTGCTGCTGCAAAAGCTGCTGCATCTGGATTAGTTATGGCAGGTATAAAAAATGCAACAACAGCAGGGTTAAAATCTGCTGCAATAACATCTGCTGGAATAGATGTAGCTAGTTCTACCTTAGGTGATGCGTATATACAAAATGCAGAAAAAGAATTAGAGTTAAGAGAAAAGTACAGTGTAAGTCAGGGAGCGTTGGCAGCGGGTGCTGCGGTAGTTCCAACAGTTGCTGCTAGTGTAGCCGTACCTGCTATTAAAGCAGGATTTAAAAAGATTAAACCATCATCCACAGACATAGTTAAATCTATAAGAGAGGGCAAGGAAGTATATTTGAAGGGTAGTGATGCAGGACAAGCGTTTCTTAAAAACGAAATGGTTGAAGGTAGTTTTGTTAATATACCTCAGAAAACAAAAACAGGAGAAAAGTTTATTGATGAAAATTTAGGGTATGTTGAAACTATAGATCGGACAAATAATACTGCTGTAGTTAATGTAGGATTTGATGATGAGACAGGAAATGCAATACAAAAAACTGTAGCATTAAAAAAATTACAATTAGAAGATCCGTTTTCTACAAGAGTTCAAAAGAAAATAAATAAACAAGTTTTAAAAGATTCTCAAATATATAATAGCGTTGCTGCCAAAGAAGGTTTTGAACAACTACAAAAAGAAGTAATGAAGACATTAGGTATAAAACAAAGTGATATGCCTAGCGTTAATTTTATTCTTAGTGAAGAAGCCATAGGAAGATTAAACAATGTGTATTCAGATATTATATTAGAATCTAAAATGATTTATAATCCTAATAAAAGAATATCACAAAACGTAGCAGATGCTATAAGAAATGGAATGGGTGGATTTACTCAAGAAAGATTGTCTGAAATACTAGCAATGCATAGAATAAGTGCTGCTGAGTTTGCAGCGTTTACTTCTGGTGGGTACATGGGTAGTATTAGTCAAGCTGCTAGTCTTTTAGGTAAACAAGGTAAACTTAAAAAAGATTTAACAAAAGAATTTTTATCAGAATTAAATGGTGGTATTAATGCAAGATATAAAAAAATAACTCAAAAATTAAAACCAGAAGATTACTATATTACAATAGGGAAAGAAGCATCTGAGAAACTTGAAGGTAAAAAATACATAGGTGGTACTGGAAAGAAAAGTGAAGCAGATCCTAAAGGTTATGATGATATAAATATAAAAAATGCAATAGCAGATATTGTAGGTAACAAAGATTTTACTCCAGATGCAGAAGCGTATTTTACTCAAGCATTAGCAGAAAGAGGTAAAACAGATAAGTGGATAAGAAGCCTAGGTGATGACTCTCTTGTAAACAGAATTATTAGATTAGGTATGATATCTCAACCTGCAACTACTGTTCGTAATGTAATAGGTTTTGCAATAAGATCTCCAGTAGACGCTGTTACAAGAACATTTGATAATGCTATAACTTCTGTATTTAATATGCCTGGAGGAGGACAACAAGTGCGTCCTGTTAATTGGCTAGATGGGTGGGATCATATATCGTCATTATTTAATCCTCAAGAACACAAGCTGTTAGTAGATTTTATAGCCTCTCAAAATCCAGAAATAAGAAAAAAATTATTTAGTGGTCCTGAAGCATTTATGGAATCTATGGAATTAACCAAAGGTTTAAAAGGAGACAGAACAGGAATAATTAATAGAACAACAAATGGCGTAGAAAAAATGTTTGTAAAATTTAATGTGCTAAACCAATTACAGGACAGGTACAATAAATCACAAGCATTTACTGTGGGTTTAAAACATTCTATGTGGAGAGATGGACTAGATCTTTTTGAATTTGTAAGAAAAGGTGAATTAGAAAATATAGACCCAAGATATTATGAAGAGGCTATGGAGTGGGCTTTAGAAGCAAACTACCAACTTCCAGGATTAGAAAAGTATCCTTTTGCAAATATGTTGCAGATGGCATCTAAATTACCTTTCGGTCTAGGTGCTGCTGTAATGCCTTTCCCAAAATTCTTTTTTAACAGCGTAAGATATATGTATCAACATAGTCCTGTTGCAACTGCAACCACTGCAATAGATTTAGCTGTAAGAAACTCTAAGAGAAAAGAATTAGGTAAACTTACTAGCTTTGAAAAACAAAAGTACATAAGAAAAATAAGTCAACAGATGGCTGGTACTAGTTTAGTTTTAACTGCTTTTGCTCTAAGAAACTCTGAGTATGCAGGTGAAAAATGGAATGAGCTATTTGATTATGACGGTGGTATATTAGATATTGCTACATGGTATCCACTAGCACCGGCACTATATGTTGCTGAAGGAATAAAACAACTTTTAGACTTTGATAACGTAAGTGATGTAGTAAAAAATACTGCTAGGGTATTTGGTTGGGAGCCATCAAAAGAATATAGATCAGGAAGCTGGACTGATTTTACTACAGGTTATTCTGAAGATTGGCGATTAAATTTTGGTAAAGCATTTGGTGGACCAACAACAAGATCAGGTGTCTTTAAAATCATGGACGCAAACTTTATAGCATCTCTAGTATCTGGTGATGAAGATGCTGCTGGTGTAACTCAATCTTTATTAGGACAATATATGGGATCTGTTTTAGGTGCAGTGTTACAGCCTGTAAAGTTACCAACTGATATATATAGAGAATTTAACTTATCAGATGAAGTTAGATTATATAGAGAACACAGAACTTCTAAAGGATTTTTAGATAATTTTGTAAACATAATATTAAAGGATACACCTTTTGCAGAAGAAAAAATAGTAACAGAAGATTCAGGACTAATTCAAGTTAATGATGATGGCTCTGTTGCTGGTTTTGCATTAACTCCTCCTGAGGAGGGTAAATTTGTACCTGCATACAAATATACTGCAATTAACCCTAAACCTTTAAGAATATCAGCACCTTTAATGAAACAATTTACAGGTGCTTTTAGAAGGGATGAAAGAACAGCAGTTGAATCTGAATTTGCTAGATTAGGTATACCTGAATTTAAATTATTTAGAAGAACAAAGATACCTGAATATGATCGTGTGTTAAAAGGTTTAACTGCAAAATTTATTTCAGGACCACTGTATGAGTACATAAACAGTAAAGAATATAGAGAAATAGATGATATTGTTTTAAAAACTTTTCTGTTAAATAAAGTAGCTAGTAAAATGAAATCTCAAGTTAGCAGTAAGGTAAACTCTTTAACAGTTCCTGGAATAATGAACAAGATAAATAGGCATAAACCTGTCGTAAAAAGATATATAATAGACGGTGCAATAGAAGCAGGTATTTTAAACAAAGATGGAGAAGTAACAGATAAATATAGCATCAAAGGTTTTTCTGGAGAAGAGTTACAATTAATTCAACAAGCAACTAAAAATTTTACTAAGTATATAACAGAAGTAAGTAAACTGTATATGTATCAAGGTAATCAATAATGCAATCACTGGACAGCATATCACTGGACCTAACCAATGCCCTAGTACCCCTTATTGCTATCTTCCTTAGTCTAGGGCTTGGTTTCTTTATTAAAGATTTAATAGCAAACTTTGTTACTGGTATTAGATTTAAATTTGATGGTAGTTTTAATGAAGGAGACAAATGTATCGTAGACGGAGATCGAGCAGTACTAGTTAAAGTTGGCATATATGAAAGTGTATTTTCTATAATTAATGGTCGAGGTCATGTATGGAGATTTGTACCTAATGAAAGAATTAAGTTTCTTAAAATAGAAAAGATAATAGAGGAGCCTAAAGAATGATTACAATACTAGGATCATTAATTGGTTTTGCAGGTTCTGCACTACCTAAAGCATTTGATATGTTCTCAGATTGGCAAGACAGAAAACACGAATTGGCAATGATGGATCGTCAGATAGAGGCATCCAAATTAGCACATACGCAAAAACTAGAAGCACTTAATATAGAAGCAGATATAAGTGAAAGCAAGGCTTTATACAAACATGATCAGTCCATGAAGTCTACAGGGTTTATGGCAGGATTAAGAGCCAGTGTCAGACCAGTTATAACATATTTATTCTTTACACTGTTTGCAGCTATTAAAGGTACGGCACTGTATGGTTTAATATATACTGACGGTATTGTATGGGAAATAGCTATACAGACACTGTGGGATGAAGAAACACAAGGCATATTTGCTGCCATCATATCATTCTGGTTTGGAAGTCGCGCACTTCAGAGATCTAGAAGCAGTTCGTAATAATTATATGGTAAATCATGGGTTACTACAGAAGATATTATATGCAAGAGGAAACTGAAATGAACGCTATATTAGATAATCTGGGAGGTTGTGGTAAAGAAAGTATACTTTTAAAAGAAAGGACTAATAATATGGCTGAAGACATGAACGAGTATTTTGATACATATCATAAAGAGTCTAAATGCGACAGTTGTATAGAATGTAATTGTGACCCTTGTGTATGTAAATGCAGTTGTCATAAAAGTCCATTTGACAAAACAGAAATATTTAAAAATAAAGGAGAATAATAATGCCTTATGGAAAAGGAACATATGGAAGTCAAAGAGGAAGACCACCTAAGAAAAAATCTTCTAAAAAATCTTCTAAAAAAAAGAAAAAATAAATTAAATGCTGAATATTACTCAAGAAGCTAAAAACTATCTGCGAGATATTACAAAAGAACATAATAAGGAGTATATAGCTTTTGGTGTAAAGGGTGGAGGATGTTCTGGATTTTCTTACATATGGGATTTTTCTGATGGTCCTCTTAAAGAAGATGAACTAATAGATATAGGAGATGGTGTATCTCTTATAGTAGACGGTATGAGTGTTATGTATACACTAGGAAGTAAAATAGATTACGTTAAGGAACTAGGTGGTACATACTTAAAAGTATCAAACCCTATGGCAGACAGCCAATGCGGTTGTGGAGAATCTTTTTCAGTTAAGGTGTAATTAAACGTGAGAAGAATGACTGATGAAGGGTTAGACCTTATTAAATTTTATGAAGGGTATTCCTCTTCTGCTTACCTCTGCCCTGCCCAACATTGGACAATAGGCTATGGGGCTATTTGGGGGATGGATAATAAGAGAGTAACAGAGGATCATCCTGATATAAATAAAGATCAGGCAGACTATCTATTAAGAAGGGATGTAAGAAAATCAGAAGTTGCAGTATTACGACTAATAAAAGTACCGTTGGAAGATGGACAGTTTAATTCACTTTGTTCATTTGTATTCAATTTAGGCAGCGGTTCTTTACAAAGCAGTACATTAAGACGTAAAATCAATAGGGGGGATTATATTGGTGCAGCAAATGAATTTCCAAGGTGGATATGGGCTGGAGGAAGAAAATTAAAAGGATTAATAAAGAGGAGAAACGATGAGCGATTAATGTTTCTTGGATGAGTTTAGCAATAACATACAGACATTGGTATCCACCCTAGTAAAGGCTATGGGGTATTAGTAATAAATATCCTGAATAAACTTGTAGCAATAGTAGCTAGAGCAAAACTGTTTATTACCATTAATGCTCTGTCATTCCAAAGCATCCCTACAATCATCCACCCTGCAATCCCTACGAAATGGAAATAAAGATTAACAGGGTAGATGTTGTTGGACGTAAGTAACATACCAATCATAAGAACTACACTAGAGAACCACTTGATATACCAATCAAGGGTATACAGGGGGGTTTTGGTTACAATACTAGTTCCGTTGTGGTTGTCACTCATGTTCTAATTTATTCTTTACTCTTTTTTTCAGTCTTTGTTTTAGTCGGTTCACTACCAAAATCTACTATAGGATCAAAAGGCCACTCTTTAGCCCATTGAGCTTTATTTTTTTTCATTATATCAATCACTGACTCCATTTTTACCTCCTTTCTAAAAAAATGACCTCTGAGGATGCGCGAGAAATGCCCTCAAAGACCCCTTAATGTAGGTATAGTCCAAAAAATACCTACTTGCTCTGTATAAGGCTTAAAACGCTATATACAGGATTTTGCCTATTTTGAGTCATTTTTATCACTAAAAGTAGTATCTGTTACCTCTCCAGTAGTTCCAGCGTCCACCATACATAAAGAATTTATATCTTTAGGCATTATTACATTAGCAGACCATGTTCCTGTTGTCTTATTAAGATGAATTATAGTAACATGACCTCTTTCTGATACACCTCTAAATACAATTCTTTCTTTATGTATACCTTCAATTATTCCAGCTGCTATCGGAAGAGGCTTACAAGTTATAGAACTTTTAGGTTGTGACCAAGCTACTGAGATATTCATACAAATTACAAAGATAAGTATAAATATACAAGCAACAAAATAAGTATTACTAAAAATATCAAATTTAATTTTTTGTATAAGTTCTTTTATTAAATTCATTTTTACCTCCCTAATTTAAAAATATTCTTCGTTGATGTGCTTCTATATAATCTATTGCTCTTTTTAAAAAACTTGTATCATCGTCAAACCCACCTAATGCTCTATTGCATTTGTGACAGAGCCAACCTCTAAACGTATCTGTATCGTGACAATGATCTATAACCCATGATCCATTCTTGGTGTTGCCTTTACCTTTAACAGCTTCAGCATCACCATTACAAATAGGACAGATATAGCTTTCTTTAGGCATACCATATTCTTCTCTTAATCTGTCTCTTACTTTTTTCATTTCATTGTTGCAACTACGGCACTCTGCTCTTAGAAAGTTAGCACCAGAATGTCTGCCAAATTTAGATAAGGGAAGGTAAGTATCACACTTGGTACAAACTTTACCTTCACCTGCACCTAAATCCTCATTTTCAAAAAAAATTTCCTCTTCAAAAAAATCAAGCTGCATTTTTCTTTATCCTTTTCAAGTGTATAAAGTACGCTTTGTTAAAACCACGTTCCCATTCTTTATATCTTGATGTACCATAAGAATAGGGATTTGTCAGATTTTCTACAAATCCTATCATCCCTTCCTTATGTATTTTCTTTAAAGGATAAAAATCTCCACTATATACTCGTCTTTTCTTATACCCCACAAACTCCTCCTGAATTTGTTATCTCGCAAATATCATGTGTCTCAACGTGTTCATCAAATTCTTCACCTAACTTGTCTACTGCTTCAGAGTAAGGTACTGTAGATAAAGGCTGACCACCCCTGCTACCGTCAGGATAACAAGTAAACCCTCTTAATCTGTGAGCGTAGGATGCTAGAGTGTTCGCAAAATTCTTAACCGTATCAGGGTTATTAAACTTTGTACCCCAAGCAGGTAAGTTAATAGTGGAACTGATGGACATATCAACATAGTCTTGAACATCTGCCTGAAATTTAATTCTTCTTTCGTAATCTTCTGCAAGATCCAATGCTGATTCAATACTCTCTGGATCAACACCATATAAATCAATTAATTCTTGAGCAGCACTGTCTATAACGTATTGATACTTCCACCTAGTTCCACCAGTTAAATATCTTCGCTTGTATGCAACAGCAAAGATTGGCTCTATACCAGAAGAACTACCAGCAAGTATACTAATAGAGCCAGTTGGAGCAATAGCACGGTTCGCCACTGGCCTAGATATGGATAACTCGTCTGCAAATCTTCTAGAAACGTCATCACTAATCCCTTTATATACCGATAACCATCGGTGAAGATCGGTACTAACTTCATATTTTTCTCCTCTTTTAATAAGCCATTCATGCATTCCCATAAGTCCAAGACCTAATCTTCTGTTTTTCTGCCTTACAGCATGAACTTTCGGATAAGGTAATTCGGCTCTCAAGGTTCCGCATATTAAAAATTTAGTGGCTAAGTCTACTACATGGGCCAACTCTGATATCGACTCAATACGGCCCAAATTGATACTCCCCAAATTGCAAACATCACTGTCATCAGCACTACATACCTCAGTACAGGCATTGCGTAAAGTTTCATTCTCATTCTCCATAAAATTAAAACTGAATCCTGGTTCTGCTGTTCGTAATGCCTGTTCAATATTCTTAACAAACGTATCACCAACAGATCCAGTATTCCAGTACTCCAGTAACCAATCTGTATCATAGTTAATACTAATATTAGTCATATCTAACGGAGCGCGAAAGTTAAAATCTTGCTCCTTAATTTGCTTCAGGGTTAAACCAGTATCTCCTACTGGCATTGTATCCCAATCCTTTGCAGTAAGGAAGTTGGGAATATCGTTGTGCTTCCAATGCAGTGATGCATACATTGCTGATCTACGAGATCCACCCTGCATTACATTAGCACCAATAGAATTTATCATCTGCATTTTGGGAATTGGGCCAGACGCAAGACCTCCTGATCCACTAAGAGTACGACCAGATTCTCTATAGGTAGAATAGTCAATACCTATTCCTCCCCCTGTCATTAAACAAGACTCAGCTTTCCAACTGAGGTTAGCCCAATCCTCTCTTGTATCCTCTTCAGCAGACAATAGAAAACAGTTATTATAAAAGCGTTTGTCTCTACCTGCATAGTATAAGTACCTGCCTCCAGGAACAAATTTTAGATCAGTTATATATTCTGCAAGTTGACTTCGTTCTTCTTTTCTCATTAAGGCTTCTTCACCTGAACGATAGTTGCCACATACATCCTCAACTAAAACTTTAGCAAGTTGTTCCCAACTATCGCATCCAGTGTGTGCATATTTTAAATTAAATATATCCTCAGAAAACTTTGATCTGAACATAGGGTTCATGTTTGATTTAAATCTAGTCATGTATATCTGCCTTCACTATAGAAATGTCTACACCTTCAAAGTGATCTTCAAGAACCTCTTTGACATCATTAGGAAGAGTTTGAAGAAGACCATCTGCTCCATCTACAGGAACTATATGATGATCTTCTTCTACCCTGACTTTTACTAATAAAATAAAACTATGCATTAAAACCGAAATGTTCTACTACGCCATAAAGCAGTTGGTGTTAAACCATGACTTGATCTAGCTTCAGACAATGATTTAAATGCATCAGACAAACCTTTACTAGCTTCTTCATATACTACCTTTGCAGCTTCATATGCATCTTGAGCTTCATATACATCACCGTATTTAAGGCGTTGCAGTTCATCTTGTTTTATTTTAATTTCATCTTCAAGGGTTTTAATCATTTCATTATCCATCGTTTACTCCTTTCTCTATTAAGTCAGACAGATCTGGTGGTAAGTGACCTTTAGGTTTTACAATCTTTCCATCGCTCCTAACGGTTCCCTTTTCTAATTTTTGCATATTATTATTATGTACTCTTATAAATGCTTCATCTACATACTTTAATTCTTTAAATCTTGAAGCAAAACCAAATACAACGTAAAGAACATCACATAATTCTTTCATTACTTTCTCAGGTTTTATTTCAGATTCTGATAAAAACATAGCATCCAGTTCTTCAATTAATTCCTGATATTCTTCAGTCATGTTATTAACACAAAGTTTTAATCTTTGTATATTGTACTCATCTTTAACTTTTAAACTATGTCCTCGACTTTGAAATGGAACTTTATCATATATCCCTTTATCTGTCAAGACATTTGTTACATAATCTTGCCAGTTATCTAGGCATCTTTTGTAATTAACTTCCAATAGATTTTCTCCCTCTTAGTTTATCTAATTCTTCTTGTGAATCTAATTCTTTAAATTCAGGTATATATACTTCATCTATTAATTTATCTAAATACCATTTGGCTTTTTGTAAATCTTCTAATGGTTTACCTTTATAATCAAAACGCCAGAGATACTTCATTATGTTTCCTTTTAGATAATGTTTAAAGTTATCTCCTGTAGTTGCTTTAATTGCATCTATACACTCTACACCATGTTGATTGTAATGTGGTGGATGATTTACCATGTCTTCAATCGTAATGGTTTCCTCACCCATAGTTAATGTTCCCATAGTTTAAAACCTTTCATATTAATGTTTTGTTTGTGGTTTAAAATTGACATAAATTACGTTCTTTAGCTTTTTTTTATCCTCCTCTGATAAATTTTGATCTTCTTTTTCATATCTTTTTTGTGCATCGTCAATAACACTTTTTACTAACATTAATAAAGAATCACCAATATCATTTACAATATGATGACGATCAGTATCATATACATCTTCAGTAGCAAAATCACCACAGGTTATGTTAATACCTTCTCCATCATGCGTAATAAATAATCCAAACGTACAGTCAGGTACATTTATCATATGAGTTATTTCACTTTTTGACATGACATCTCCAAAAAATCTTTTGCATAAACGACTGCTAGTGGCTCTTTGCGATTTGCTTTGATGATCACTAACGGCTTAGTTCCTTTAGTCACATGACTTTCAGCTTGAGATATAATGTCATATACAGCAAACTTTGCTCTTGATTTACACTCTACAGCCCAAGGCCATTTCTTTCTAGCAAGTGGGGATAAACTAATATCTGGGCCATTTACTCCCATAGGAGTAGATTTAATATCATCCTGTTCCACACCTTTTATCCTAGATAAAAGTATATCCCTCACCCACTGTTGCAGTAGTCTCCCTTTATTTTTAGCTGACGCTGGTTTCATATCGCCTAGCCATTTGAGTATAGTATTCATAGTTTCCTGCTTTTGATACAGGGTTCTTAGCATACTTTAAATTAGGCCAACAAGAAAACTTATAGTCGCAAAACGTACAAGGCATCTGTAATTTTCTGTTACCAGTAGAGCGTTTATAGTATGTCTCCATAGTATCATCATACAGTCTTTCAAAGTGAGCATCGTCAGTAGTCTTGGATACCTGTAATGCCTTTTGCTCAATCAAATCTATATAGTGATCTTCATCTTGTGGATCAGCTTCTATAACTTTGATCTCTCCTGTACCTTTATTTACTACAATCCATCCTCCAGCTTTTACACCTTCAGCCCTAGCATACCCAAATAACTGACAGCAATAACCAAAGTCATCCTGTTTCTTTAGCTGTTCGTAGGATGCAAAGCGTTTATCATAAGACCAAGAACTAGCACTTTTAATATCCCAAACACTTTTATCACCTAACTGTATAACTAAGTCAAGTTCCCCATATAAATCTCCTGCCTTAGTAGATAACTTAACTTTCTTATTCATATCAGTTATCTCTATTCCTGCCGACAAGAGAATGGCAACAGCTAAAACTTCAGTCATATCACCGTAAGCCATCATAATCTTAAAGTGATTTGGCTTGTCTGCCTCTTTCCATCCTAACTTTGATGCCTGTAATTGACACATAGGTTTGCCAATCTGAGACATGGATGGGAGTCCATTACTGCTACCTAACTTTTTATAGTTAAATTTAGACAGCTTCTCATTAAACATCTGACTAGCTGTAAAAATTATACTTTTAGGTATCTCTGGGCCTCCAGACAGAAACAAGTCTAGCTTTGTTTGAAGATCATTCATCGTCTACTGGTTCTATAAACTCAGCACCAACACTGCCGTTACCTATATTCTCTCTCATTCTTTCGGTAACATCTTCATTCTCTTTTTGTATAACCTGTTGAAATGTAAGCA